CCTGACTATGGAGAAACCATACAACAACAAATTGTTAGCGTTATCTTTGAGCATTTGTCTGGTGTTGCTCATCAATGGCTATATCAAAAACAAGAAGAGCTTGAAGAATTGGAGGCTGCAAATGAGTAAGCCAAGATATATTGAAGCACACTATACGCAAGTCTTACAATATGATTTGGAAGATTTAGATATAGATTGGGATGATGTCGAAGATTATTCAGTTAAGTGGACAACACTTTCTATTGAATTAAAAAATGGAAAAGTTATTGAAATAGATAACTACCATGAATGTGATACCGATTGGAAGTGGGCAAATAAAGTACAAGCTTATGATGAAAAATTTAATGAGGTTGAACTAGTAGAGGAAGAGCTATGACTGAACACACGGCCAAAATACAAAAGCATAAGAAGCTTCTTGAGTTAGAAGACTGGCGCAAGAAAGTTAAATACATCCTCGGAGAACGCAAAACTCCCGGAGGTGTGATCGTTCACACCACTGTTTACAATGACGACTCAAAAGATATTGAGTATCTAAGATCCAAACGCAAACCAAAACACATACCAAGTCCGCACAAAGACGCAGACTTGTTAACTAATTTTAAAGGAGAAGAAGATGAGTAAATGTAAAAAATGTGGAGAGATAGATTCAATAACATATCAAGATGAGAATAATAATATTATTAATCCTAAATGTATTAATTGTGGTTTAGAGGAGAAAGAAGATGAAAACATTTAAGATAAAAGCAATTTGCGATTTTGTTGAAGATGTTGAAATAATTGCTGAAACAAAAGAACAAGCTGAAGAACTTTTATTTAGTGGAGATTATAAAGTTATAAATGAAACTTATGAGAACCAAGAAATTATATCAATAGGAGAGAAACATAATGATAACAGTTGACGCAGTAAAAGATTGGCTAGATAAATTTGATGGCGATTCAGAGATAGGCTTACTTACATCCATTGTTAACAATGAAATAAAGATACCTGAAATGATTGATTCAATTCATGCTTATCAAATTGGAGAGCCTGAAATAGCAGAAGAATTTTACACAATAATGTGGAAGTAAAATGCTAGAAGAACTCTATCAAATTTGGTGGGCAGCTGACCAAGTAAACAAACAAGCTGAACAATTAATTAATAATTTTTACCAGGAGAAAAAGTGAAATATAAAGTAGAGAAAGATATACCAGTGCGCAGATTTAACTCGCCATTCTGTGAGGCCTTAGACACCTTAGAGATTGGCGATAGCATCGGAGACCTAACCAAAGAAGAAGTCTATAAATACAGGCTTAACTTCTACACCAGAGTATTCAAGAGCCGCAAATTTTCATTCAAGAAAGAAGCTGATAACTCTTACAGGGTATGGAGAGTTGCATGATAGACCTAATCATTTGGGCTACTATCATTTTTATTCTATGGAACGCAACAGCTATGCTAGTTATCTATGCCAAAGGTAGATTAAAAACTGACAAGCAAGACCCAGTCCATTACAAGTGGGACAGGGAATGAGCTTTGAAAAAGGCATGCAAGAGCTAAATAGGATCGTCAAAAAACTAGACTCAGAACAATCAAGCTTAGAAGAATCGGTAGCCGAATGGGAGAAAGGCATCAAAGTCATAGACTATTGTGAACGCAAGCTCCGGGACGCAGAAGACAGAGTTAACCTTCTGCTCTCTGAGTCTGATCTTCCGCATCTAAAGAGTCGTCAGGCTCAACATCCTCCATCTGAGAATCATCAGCCTTTAGATCTTGAAGACCTTGACTAGGCCGCACCTCCTCTTTAACTTCCTCTGCTTTACCTAGAATGATTTGGTTCTCTTGCACTAGCTCTTGCAACCTGGCCTCGAGCTGTTCCCGGTTCATGTGATCTATCTTGTGGATCTTCAACTCTTTCTTATCCACCATCAAGCCCGCAAGCTTGGCTCTAGCAATCTCTGCTGTCACAGCTGGCCCATATGATCCATCTGCCAACGCAACGTCTCTGATGTCTGCGAGCTTCTTCGCTATGCCCTCAAAAGTTATCTCGTTCTTCTTCCTCTGCACAGCCTTGAGCTGCTTAATCTTTTCTTGCACATGAAAGAAAGCTTCATCAGATAACAACCTAGTAGCGGCCACACCAGGATTCTCATAGCCCGCAAGATGGGCGCACTTAGTCTGGTTGTAATCCTGATACACCATAAGATCGACAAACTTCTCTTGCTTTTTAGTTAGTTTCTTTTTAATTTTCATCTGCAATATTCCACTAAATTATATCTATAGATTAACCTATTCTCTATCAAAGATTGGGTGTGTTTATACACCCATCTATAGTTCTCTATAGAGATGCACATGCGCACAGCTGCACATACCAGTAAAATCAAGGGTTTCAGAGGTGCATGTGCGTATGTGCAGGCATGTGCAACTGCACAACTGCACACCCACCTAAATCGCATAAGAATGCACCCTAACAGAGGGCATGTGCAATTCGCGCTTTTCCCATTGCACAACCACTTTTGCTTATTTTTTGACCACATCTCTCTGCTCCTCTTCCAAGATTGCCAGTCCAATATTTCTAATGATTTGAGGCACGATAGAATTACCTAATGCTTTGAGTCGATTGACCCTATCTGGGATGCCTGTTGCCACCCTTGGGATCTCAGGCTCTACTGCGAATCCGAAATGTCCGTCCAACCTGGCGGATAGCCCATCAGCCATTCCACCCACTCCGGGTTCAGTGTGCCCTTGCCCGGTTTTTGTTTCTCCTCGATTGCCACTCGCTCCTCCAAGTTCCCCTTGTAGCCCCTGTCGTTGTTGTCCATTGCCTTGACCACTGTGTCCATTGACATCGACATCCCTATCGAGCTCCTTGGCGTGGGATACATCTTGCTCTTGACTGCTCCTGCCAGTTTGCTTTTCTTCGCTAGCTTCTCGTAGTCCGTGTTCTCCCCTGTGTCCTTGTAGTCTCTGGCCGCTGGCGTTGGGAACATCTTTTGATTCTGCCACTCTATCGATTGAACTGTCATCATCTCCTTGTCGTACTTGAGTTTCTTCAAGTGGGATTTGATTGTCTGCCAATCCTCGATTGACGGATGACTGAATCCCTTCGTGTCCTTCCTGAACCAATGTTCGATTGTTGTCTTCTTGATGTCCGTCTTCTCTGCTAGTTCCTTGATTGTTGTCTGACTCCTTAGATACTTCACAAACTCCTGTTGCTCTGGTAGATGAGGTCTCTCTAGCATCTGATGATCTTGATAGAGTTCCATCAGCTCTGGGTTCTTGCGGATCTCCTCCATCATGACTTTGTCTGACAGCGTCTTTTGTATTGGCTGTCCTGATGCTCTGTGCGTCTTGCCCTGTAGCATCTTCGTTGCATGCTTCAATGAGTCCTCCTTTGAGTCCATTGTCGTTGGTGTGGGCCACATCTTCTTTTGTTGATAGACCACCGCTGCATCGAGTGTCAGCCCCCACTTCGTCTTGCTGTTCTTTGCTTCTCGATACGGCTTGCCGTTCTTGTCCTCCTTGATTGTCCCCGGAGATCCTCCCTTCCAGTCCCTCGATGCTGGCGTGGGCCACATCAGATCTGGATGTGCTACCTGATCGTTCAAGCTGATCGGCATTCCCTTGT